GGGCAATGTGACGGCTGGTGGTTCTGTAACTGCTACAGGAACTGTTACACGCGCTCTGACGCGAGGTTCTATTGATGTTGGTAATAGCTCTGGTGTGTCATCTGCTTTAGCAAAAGGTGCTGCAGGAACAGTTCTTACTAGCGATGGAACAGACTTGTCATTTGTGGCAGCAAGCGGAGGCGGTGAGCAAGAGTTTACGGCAACAGGCGCGATTACAGCGGGTCATCCCGTAGGCTTGAACTCAGACGGAACGATTAGTTCTCTGATTTCGCCTTTTGGCCCTTCGGGGTCTCAAAGCCCTTCGTTTGTAACAGAATATAATAACATAGACTATAACTCATCGAATAATACAATTACTGGACTAACTTCTACCGCTAGTGGCGGCAGTGGTGGATATAAGTTGCAGGTCGCATCTATTGATGCAAGTTTAAACTTTACGTTTGGCACTGCGGTTCAAGTTCCCGGATCAGACAGGGGCGTTTATACGGCGAAAACTCAAACTGCAAGAGATTTGAGTACAGGTAAATATTTGTGTATCTTTGAAGAAACAAATCCCGGTGTTAATCTGAGGGCCGCTGTTGCTACCGTCAGCGGTACAAGTGTAAGTTTTGGAAGCGAACAACAATTAGGTTCTTCAAGCGAGGGCAACAATTACGAACTAGTCTACAGCGGCACAGCAAACAAATTTATATCGTTTTATATATCTAGCAGTAACTACATTTATGCTCGTATTTATACTGTCTCTGGGAACAGTGTTAGCGTATCCAGTGCAATTACTGTCGTAAGCTCTAGCATAAATAGGTTTGACGTAAGGCTTGACCCTAGCACCAGCAAAATTATTTTGGCGTATTCCGACGGTTCTGATGGCTTGAAACTAAAGAGTAAGGTTTGCTATCTTAATGGTTCTACAGTTTCATCAGGTTCTGTAGTTACAGTAGATTCAGCGGCTCTTAAAGCTGACCAAGAAATATATTTAACTCAGGACACTAACGTAAATAAAATTGTAGTTTCTTATGAGCATAACAGCCCACAATTAAATTACATTGCTATTGGTACGGTCAGTGCTGGCGACAACACTGTGTCCTACGGTACACCTAAAAAGGGAGCCGATGGTGCAAGCACAACAGCAGTTCCATTTTTTATATCAACTAACAACACAATAGGTCTGAGTATAAATAGTAACTTATATCCTATTAAAATAAACGGAACGTCTTTTGACTACGGAGATACAATTACAGCTTTTGGTGGAGTTTTAGTGTATGTCTCTGGTCGGAATGGCTTTTATAGTGGCGGTACGGCCCCAAAAATAAAAAAACCAGTCTTTCCTAAATACGTTGGTTTAGCTGCCGAAAGTATCTCTGACGGTGCGGCTGGAAAAGTGACAATTATTGGTGGAATTAATACCCAGCAGTCTGGTTTAGTCGCTGGTCTGCCGTATTGTATGCCTTTTCTATCAGAAAATTCAACGACACTTACCATAACCAACAGTACAGTTAACAAGGTTGGAAATGCCATGTCTTCTACAAGCATCTATGTCCAAACAGGTGAAGTATAATGAAAACTCTCGTAAAGGGCGGCGTATCAATTTACATTTTTGAAGACGCTGAAGTTGTAAACATTGGCAGTGACAGCATTGCCGTTGGAGACCCTTTAACACTAACAATCGCTGATTGCAGTAGTTCAGACACTGTAATGCACACAAGCGTTACACCACCTGATAATTGGGATGGGTGTAAATATTTATTTGACGGCACAACTTGGTCTGCAAATCCTAACTATGTGGCACCCCCCGCAGAAGAAGAAACATCGGAGTAAAATATGTCAGGATACATAGGCACAGCAGCGGTCCCACAGGCCACGCAGAAACGTCAGGCTTTTACTGCTACGGCAGGTCAGACTAGCTTCGCTACAAGCGGCTACTCAGTGGGCTTCGTTGACGTATATATGAACGGCGTAAAGCTGGCTGCTGCCGATTACACTGCGACCAACGGCTCTGATGTGCAGATAGGCACTCCTGCGCTTGTCAACGACATTATAGAGATTGTAGCGTTTACATCGTTTGTAGCTAGTGATGGGTTAGCCGCTGCAAACAATCTGTCAGACTTAGAGAACGCATCTACAGCAAGAACAAACCTCGGTGTAACTTTACCAAACCTTGGAGTTACCAGCACGGCGGCTGAGTTAAACAATCTAGCTGCAGTGCCTCGCGGTTCTATTATTTACGGTAACAGCAGTGCAGCCACAGCAAGACTAAGCAAAGGCGCAACAGGTACAGTACTGACCGCTGGTGCTGATGACATTAGTTGGGTAGAGGCAAGCAGTGGTGGCGAACAGACATTCACTGCAAGTGGCGCGATTACTGCGGGTGACCTTGTTTCGTTGAATACAAACGGAACAATAAGCAAAAGCAAATCCCTGCTAGGCGTTCCTGCAACCTTTTCCAGTTCAGAAATTAGGCCATCGTGTGATTCTGCGTACGACAGTGATACGGACAGAGTTATTGTCGCTTGGGTGGATGAAACTTCAAACGTAGGTAAAATTGCAATCGGGACTGTGTCTGATGTTGATAATTCAGTTACCTATGGCACTGCGCTAGATTTTGACACAGGTTTTCTTGGGAGTACGCAGAATTGGATTAAAGTTGTTTATGACCCCTCTACCCAACGCGGTTTAATAATTTATCTGAACGGCAACTACAACATTGTCGCTAGAACAATTACTGTGACGGGCGGCTCAACTAATACCGCCGCTGTTGGTGCTACCGCACAGTTAGAAGCTGGAACCTCCGCTAGCAGGGAAGCGTACAGAATTGGTACTGCTGTTGATATGATGTTTTGCCCAACCATTAACAAAATAGTCGTGATTTTTGCCAATACCACAGGTGTTGGTAAAGCGCGTATCATAATTCCAAACGCAGGTACAAATACGGTAACTTTTGGGGACGAGGTCACAGTTTCTGTTGACACTGAGTTTAACTTTGTCTCAATGGACTATGACGTTGCTAATAATATCGTTGGGTTTTCCTACGAAAGTGATTCGAGCGATGGGTATTTTAACTGTCTAACACCTAATGCGGATAACACAGTCACCGTTGGCTCAGAAATAGAACCTAGACCAGGAGCTATTACCTTTACGCAATGTATATACGACCCCATAGCCGATAACTTTGTCGCAATGCTTTTAAATAGTAACACTCTGAATTTTGAATTTATTCATGTAGACTCTAGCAGAGTAATGACTGTATTAAATTCTATTGATTTTAGACAAGATTATCAACCACCATACGGCGTATTTAGTTCTATATACGATTCAAGTACATCAAGTGTTTACAATTTTGCTGAAAATGGATTAATTTTTTTAAGCAAGTTTGGTAGTCCTAGTGTCGTTGGTTTCAATACCGTATCATCTCCAGTGCAATGGTCTGGTCATGACAGCGTGACACTAGGCGAATCGAATTGCAACCCCACGCTCCTTTCAAACGGCAGAGTATTTCTTGCAGTTAAGGACACATTAACAGATTCTGGTAAATCGATTGTTGTAGGTGATTTAATGGCTTCGCCTGTCGGCCTTGCAGCGGAGTCCATTAGCGATACTGCTTCGGGAAAAGTCACTGTCGCTGGCGGGATTAACACTCATCAATCTGGTTTAACAAGCGGTTCATCTTATTTGGCCTCTTTGCAAGGAACAGCGGAACTTGTGACTTATCAAGAAGGCGTCTTGTTTGCTGGTCCCAGCAGATCACTACCTGTTCAAGCAATCGCACAATCTGCGACAACCGTGTATGTCACTGGGTTTACTCCTTTAATTTCAACTTACTTCAGGAAGTAGCAATCATGACCAAAGCTAGAGACCTTGCGGGATTCGCGTCATCCTCTGTAACAACCACAGCTTCTGATGGCTTGGTTCTCAAGGGTGATGGTACTACTACAGACGTTATTATAAAGAACGGTGCTAACGCTACGGTGGCTACGGTGGCTGACGGTACTACTACTTTGGCTGCAACTGCCAACCTAACGGCTGGCGGTAGTATAACAGCCACAGGAGCGTCAGTAGGCGCTTTAGCACAGGGCGCTATACAAGTAGGTAACTCGTCAGGTGTAGCGGCTCCGCTGACAATAGGCTCTAACACACAATTACTTCAGTCTAACGGCACAACAGCGGCTTGGGCTACGGTTAGTTCAGGTCCACCAGCGGTAGTTTTTCCGTCTGATTGGACTTCTCCGAACAACAATTACACAAGCACTGGCACTTGGAGCAAAGGGTCGTTAAGCGACGATGATTATGTTTTATTTTTATTAGTTGGCGGCGGCGGCGGGGGACAACGTATTGGTGCTGGTACTGCTCAAGGCGGAAGGGGTGGGCGAGCAAAGATTCTATTTGGCACAGCAAAAGTGTTTGATGGCGGTGCATATGTTGTAGGGTCGGGAGTTGCAGGAGCAACTACTGGAACGAGTCAGCTAAACCCTACGGTCAGTTCGTTTACGCTTACCTCAACTTTTGGTTCACAAGCGTTTGTTACTGATGTTGTGAACGGGACTGATGACTTAACTATTGGTTACGTAGTCAGCCCTAATATTGAAACAGTGGGTACGGGAGGGATTATGCTTTCTACTGTACCAGTACCCACGATAGATTTTAATACTTTGCCGAATGGATATAGTATGTGGAACGGGGTTTATAATGATGCAAATGCACTCTCACAAACCTATGCAGGTGTCTTTGGTTCGGGCGGTGGCGGGTTGACTATTTACGGCGGTACGGATTATTCAGGGCAAAACTCTTTGTTTTCTGGAAACGGAGGCGCAGGAGGAAATTCTGGTCAAAACGGAACTGCACCGGGAGGTGGCGGGGGTGGTTGCTGGAACAACGGAAACACCGCTGGCAATGGCGCAGACGGTTCAGTGAGGGTTTATCATGTCTAAGATTTGGTACAACAAAACAACGGGCGATGGCGCAGTATTTGATGATGCAGAGGATATGGCTAATTGGCCTAACTTTCAATCTGACCCCATAGTTGCAAGTGCAATTCAAGTACGCGCAGAACGTGATGGACTACTAGTGGCGTCTGACCACATGGCCTTAGCAGACCGCATCACAGACGAGTGGCGCACCTACAGACAATCGCTGCGTGATGTGCCAGCGCAATCTGGGTTTCCCACAAATGTTACTTGGCCCGTTGAGCCTAGCTAATGGCAGATATAGATGAGCGTGTTTCCGCGCTAGAAAAGGATGTTGTGGCTTTGCAAACAGAGGTAAGAATCCAATTTAAGGAAGTCTTTACTAGGATCAAGCGACTTGAGGCTGTGCTTATAGCTACATCTGGCGCAACTATTATTATGCTGTTAACAATTCTTAGTCGTATGGGGTAAGCATGTGGTACATGTTTTTGTTCTTATACTATATATAGGCATAGG